TCAATCGGTATTATTCACCCAATTAAAGATAAAACTATGCCCAAAGGATGTGGTAAACCAAAACCAAAGAAATAATGTCATTAATAACCATTACTGCGACATTCGAGATTGATGAAGCGAAGTATCAAAATGAATTGATACAACAATACTTTGTTCGTATGCTGAAAGAAAAGGCATGGGAGGTGGCTATAGTGAATCATGGCGAAGTAATAAGCACAACTAAAAATGCACTACTAAAGCTGACATTTGTTGATGATGTTAAAGGTGAATTAGTAATATTTAACCCTGATAAATTGCATTTATGCGATACTCCCAAAACAACGAACAAGACGTAATCGAACAGTACTTCCGCACATCGGGAGTATTCCTGGACATTGGTGCCAATGATGGACAAACTTTGTCCAATACATATTCCCTGCAACTGAATGGATGGGGTGGTGTACTTGTAGAACCCTCTGAAGATGCCTTCAACAGGATTCCACCCAATGACAAAGTAAAAGCGTTCAATGTGGCTATCGGTACGGCCGATGGCACCTGTACCTTCCACGAAATGGGAACACATCTGAACAGGGGCGATGTATCGCTGCTATCCACCATTAAGAAGTCGGAGATGAAAAGATGGAATGGTACGGAGTTCAGGGAACGGATGACAGAGGTGTGGACTTACAAGACACTCATAAAGAACTCACCCTACAAGGTATTCGATTTCATTTCTATTGATGCGGAAGGTATGGACTTTGAGATATTGGAGCAAATTAACCTATCCGGTACACAAATGGTGTGCATTGAACACAATGGCAATGCTGACCTATTCCAACTCATTAAAGAGTACTGCAACGGGTTCGGACTGCATAAAAAATTACTTAACAATTTAGAGAATGTAATATGGGCAAGGTAATCACATCCATCTCCTCAACAGGCAGGGAGAACTACAACGAGGCGATGTTAGGACTTATTCGGTCAATCAATAGCAATGCTCCTCACTATGATACTCATCTTCGAAGTGTTGATGGGTATGTAGATGAGTACAAAAGCAGAAAGATACTGCAAGGCAAATGGCCGAAGTCGCAGCAGTACGAATCGTGGAGCCATCAAAATATGCCGTATCAATTCAAGCCGGTAATGATTGCCGAGGCGTATGAATTGGGGTACCGAAAAATAATATGGTGCGATAGTACCATTCGAGTAATGCGCAACCCCGACCCACTCTGGCAACTTGCAGCCGAACATGGGATTGTTGCGTGGAACAATGAAGGGCATCCGTTACATTGGTATATGCCTGACCATCAATTAGAGTTCCTTAAGATTGAAGGGTACGAATCAGTAAAGCAGATGTATCAGATAATGGCGTGTTGTATTGTGTTTGACTTCGACCACCCTGCGACTAAACCGATATTCGATAAGTGGATTGAGGGTGCGTTTGAAAATTGCTTTTTCCATAACGAATCAAAGAATCCGCACTATGTCAGCAGCCGGCATGATCAATCGCTGCTATCAGCTATCATGAATATCAATGGTGTAAAGGTGCAGCCATACGGAGGGTTAGCATACCGGGAATATATGCCCGTTGAACCATTCTTCATTAATTGGGGGGTAAAAGATTAGTAATGGACTTCACGAAACAGGAATTTATTGACTTTTGGGGTAGTAATGGGTACTATGAGGATTTCACCTATGGGTTAGGCATACAGGAAGTAATTAAGCGGACTATTGTTCCATTTAGTAATAAAACCTGCCTTGAGATTGGATGCGGTGGCGGTGTGTTTACAAAAGTACTATCAGAGCAATTCGATAAAGTTATCGGAATAGATGTGATACCCGAACACGATGGAGTGAGATACCACAATGTCAAGTATAAGGAACTGGATAATCAAGATTACAAATGCACGGGGGTAGATGACAACTCAATCGACTTTGTATTCAGTTACGGAGTATTCTGCCATTTCTCCAATGATGCCATAAAAGAGTATCTGCAATCTATTTATAGAGTGCTGAAGAAGGGCGGTGATTGTGTGATAATGATTAGTAACTTTGACAAACTAAAAGCGGAGTTCCCCGACTTCGATGACTGGAGTAAATACAAGTTAGGGGATAGAATGTTAATAGGGCATTTTTACCAGGATGACAGAACGGTTGATATAATGAAGCATAAATTCAAAATAGTAAGCCGCAATCTAACTCCCGACCACAGGGATATTGTGGTACACTTAAAGAAATAATATGGGCTACACAGGAAAAACAATCGAACTAATAGACCTTGTAATTGACAAAGTGCAATCAGTAGTTGATTTAGGCGCACAGAATGATTACCGCCATCCGACACTACCTGCACCATACGTTAAAGATACCTACTATGCAAACAAGAACTATGTCGCATTTGACATATCCGGAGAAAACGGTAGTGAACCATACGACCTGTCCCTGCTTCACGACTTCGGAGTACAGTTCGACCTTTTGGTGGATGCAGGAACATCCGAACACGTTGGAACCAACGGTAAGCATGACATCAAAGCCATATACAACTGTTGGAAAAACAAGCACAACCTCGTTAAAGTCGGTGGATTCATTGTCAGCGAAAACCCAAAGACCGGGAACTGGCCGGGGCATGGATTTAATTACTATACAACGGATTTTTATAAGTTACTCGCTGCCTTTGGTGAGTATTCTCTTATTGATCTCGGTGAACATCCTGCAATGGGTAATACAACTGACGGATGGAATGTTTACTGCGTTATGCAGAAAACTAAAGAGGACTTTATAACCCTGGAGAAATTCAAGAAGTGTGGTATCGCAACAAGTTAAGCAAATCAAAGCGACATCCGTATTCTATGCCAATGAAAAGGCATACAATGAGGGATTCCCGATAATCTGCAATGAGGGGGGCAGTAGAAGTAGCAAATCATTCTCCATCGTACAACTGCTTATTCAGATAGCATCAAATGAGCGTAATAAGAGGATAAGCATCGTATCGCACTCGCTCCCACACATCAAACGGGGAGCATACAGGGATTTCAAGACAATCATGGAGGATTGGAACATTTGGAAGGATGAAGATTTCAGTTTCACCGATTTTATCTACAAATTCCCCAATGGCAGCTATATCGAATTATTCGGGTTAGAAGATGAACAAAAAGCACGGGGGCCGGGTAGAGATATTCTGTTTGTCAATGAAGCGAACCTTATCCGCAAGACACTATTCGACCAATTAGCTATGCGTACAACGGGAACTATCTTCCTGGACTGGAACCCTGCTGATTTCGTTAGTTGGGTTTATGATGTTGCGGACAATCCCAACAACAAGCGCATAAAATCTACTTACATACACAACAAAGGCAACTTATCACAAACTCAAATAGACATCATTGAAGGGTATAAGAACCTACCCGATGACTTCATGTGGAAAGTTTATGGATTGGGCGAAAGGGGTGCAGCGAAAGAGATTATCTATACCAAATGGCAGATAACAGATGTACTGCCGGAAGGGGGCGATGTGTTCTATGGACTTGACTTTGGATATGTTCACCCTTTGGCACTCGTTAAGGTGGTACACTATGAGGGTGCGAACTATGTGCAGGAACTAATCTACAAATCGGGGTTAACACCATCCGAAATTATCCGGGAAGTGAAAGACCACATCAGCGACCGCAAACCGGTATACTGCGATGCAGCCGAACCTAAAAGCATTGAGGAACTTTACCGGGGTGGTATCAACGCACAGGCCGCAAACAAAGAAGTATGGCCGGGAATATTGAAGGTGAAGTCCTACCCATTGTACGTTACATCCGGTAGCCGGAACATCATTCGGGAGCTGCAATCGTACAAGTGGAAAAAGGATAAGAATGATAATGTGATTGATGAACCGGTGAAGGAGAACGATGATGGGTTAGATGCGATGCGTTATGCCATCTTCACCCATCTACACAAGCCGGCATTTCAGGTGGCAGTATGGTAGGCAATTAAATCGTAATTTTGCCAGTAACAAATAAAACATTATGGGTTTATTCGATTTCCTTAAACGCAAGGCAGCACCCGTTAAATCACCTGTTCAAGTATCAATCGAAAGGGGTTTGATTACATGGGATGGGCAGAATCAGGCAGAAATAGTAAGGGATAGTTATATCGGCAATGACCTTGTATATGCCATTATTCAACTGATTACCCAAAAGGCGAAAGTAGCACCCTGGGGAGTGTATAAGGTAAAGGATAAGGCGAAAGCAAAGCAGTATCAGGCGAAACTAAACTCACCCGTTACTATTGACCTTAAAGAACTAAAGGAACTGAAAGAGCAGGCCTTTGAACTCTACGAAGGCGATGCCCGGCTGAATGAGTTGCTCAAATATCCTAATAGTGAAGATTCATGGAGCGATTTAATCGAACAATGGGTAGGTTTCAAGAAGATCACGGGTAATTCCTTCATCTATGCAAAAATGGTTGGGGATGCTTCCGTGAACAAGGGCAAGCCAATGGAACTCTATGTACTACCTGCGCAGTACATGGCAGTTAAGGTTGACATTGAGCAATTCCCACCAAAGAAGGTTGCCTATCAACTTTACTATGGGCAGTACATACCATTCAATACGATTGAGATCCTGCATGATAAATACTTCAATCCCGAATGGTCAGCAACCGGAGGCCAGTTGTATGGATTATCGCCTTTACGGGCGGCATCGAAGGTATTGACACGCAGCAATTCAAGTAAGACCGCAAGTGTGGCGATGTTCGATAACATGGGGCCACAAGGGGTACTTTACATGGATGACCTACGATTCGACCCATTAAGCGGTGGCGCACAGGCACAAGCACTTAAAACACAAATATCAATGGCATCCGGTGCCGGCAAGCATGGTAGTGCAGCCGTGAGTGGGTATAAAGTAGGATGGACTCAAATAGGACTACCTGCAAAAGACCTGCAACTGATTGAAGCAGAGAAATGGGATAAGGAAGCACTTTGCTCAATCTATGGTGTACCACCCGTACTATTAGGTTCGCAGGATGCGGCCACCTACAACAACATGCGTGAAGCGGAGAAATCGCTGACTTTACGGGCAGTTCTTCCGGAACTTATCGCCATTCGGGATAACCTCAACCGCAAGATGAAAACGGATTGGGGGTACAAGAACACCGACATATTCGTTGACTTCGATTTGACCGTTTACCAAGAACTTGAAGCGAACAGGGAAGCACAGGCGCAATGGCTGAATACTTCATGGTGGCTGACCCCGGAACAGAAACTAAAGGTAATGGGGATAGCACCCGACCCCAATGTGCCGCTTGAAGATTATCAAAAGTTGTATATTCCGCAAGGTTTGATGCCAATGGATGATTTCACTAATCTGCCAGATGTACCGCCAACTATACAATAAATACCGGAAGAAATACAGGGTGCTAATCAAGAAGGAACTTGATAAGCAATGCAAAGCTATACTTAATGGCGAAGAACCTGACCAAAGCGGACTGAAGCGTATTATAAGCCAACTGCATCAAAGCGCAGGAATGACAATGGCTAAATACAACTATGATAAGATTAGGCGCAAAGCAGGGATAAAGGATAACTTGACACCGCAACAAAGATGGGCGATAGTGATTAAGTTATTTTTAGATCAGGGATTAACTATGCTGACCGATGGCATTACTTCTACCACGAAGGAAACTATCCGCAAAGTATTGATTAAAGGGATGCAGGAGGGGTGGAGCATAACGCAAATGATGACTGAATTAGAAAAGTCAGGTATCAATGCTTACCGTGCAGAACTCATTGCCCGAACTGAAACAACAAGGGCCGCAAATCAGGGAGCGTTACTTGGTGCAGTATCAACAGGTCTGCAGACCGAAAAGGAATGGATTGCGATTACCGATGACCGCACTCGAAGAATACCCCGTGATAAATTCGATCATTTGCACATGGATGGAAAGCGTGTTGCAGTTGATGAACCTTTCACCGTACCCGGCATGGGTAGTGTAGAACAGATGGAATACCCTGGTGATAGCAGGGCAAGTGCAGGGAACGTGTGTAATTGCAGATGCACCGTTGGTTTTGAAGTTGTAAGGGATGAAAATGATATGCCCGTATCTATACAAGGCAACTTAAGAGGGCCGGCCGGCACCCTGTGGAGTTTATGGAATAATAGTTTATTTTTGCAATTACAAATGTTGATTAATGAAGCAATATAGCGTTAAGGATATAATGAACGGGGTTGAAGATGTTGACAAAGAAAGCCGCAAGGTGAAAGCCGTGTGGGCAAGAATGAGCAATGTTGACCTTGACAATGACATTATCAGTCCTGCTGCATTTACAAAGACAATCAATGAAAGAGGGCCGCAAGGTAAAAACCTGATATGGTCATTGGTTGACCATAAAACTTCGATGAAGTATGCTTTAGGTAAGCCAAAAGAATTATACGTTGAAGGCGATGCACTCATAGCCGTAACAGAAGTAATCGAAACTGAAATGGGCGAGGATATGCTGAAACTTTATGAAGCAGGTCTTATCAATCAGCATTCAATCGGTTTTAGCACAATCAAATCGGAGATGGATAATTCAACCGGTATTCGCACCATTACAGAGTTGATGCTCTACGAAGGAAGTGCTGTATTGTGGGCGGCCAATCCTGAAACACCGACTATATCCATATACAAGGGGATGGATGCAGAGGTAGTAAAAGAAACGCTTAACGGTAGATTGGAGAAACTAATCAAAGCGTTCAAGCATGGCACATTTACAGATGAAACTTTCTCCCTATTGGAGATTGAAATAAAGCAAATCCAAACTGCAATAAACGAAATCACCACTCAACCCGCAGCGAAAGCAGTCGAGCCGGAATCAACTGTTGTATTGGATGCACTCAAACAATTAAATCACAGATTAAAACTTGTAAAATGACACAAGAACAAATCGCTGCGGAGGTAAAATCTATCGGTGATAACCTTACGCAAGTACTGGCCAATAGTGCCAACGCAAAAACCGATGCTGCTGAAGCCAAGAGCGTAGTTGCCGGACTTCAAAGCAAACTCGAATCAGTTGCAACTGCTGCTGAACTTAAAGAGTTCAAAGATGCAATGCAATCTCAATTCGATGCCCTGACCACTAAAGCAAAGAGCGGTCAACCCGAAGGCAAATCATTCAGCGAAGCACTTGCCGAGAAACTCGAAGGAGTGAACATCGAAGCTGAAATGAGAAAGAATGGCCGCCTTCACCTGGAACTGCCCGAAGTAAAGACCATCACATTGGCTTCTAACCTGTCTGGTGATAGCGTTGCGACTTACAATAGCCGCCAAGCCATCAACCCTGCACAGTTGGTTAACTTCCGTGATTTTGTGCCTACCACTCAAAGCCCTACCGGTTTGTACGTAACCTATCGTGAGGCATCCGGTAACGCCAACAACATCGCTGCACAACTCGAAGGTTCACTGAAGCAAGAGAATAACTACTCTTTGACAGAGGTTAAAACTGTTAACCAGTTTATCGCAGGTTTCAGCAAATTCAGCCGTCAGATGCTCGCTTCTTTGCCTTTCATGAGTCAAACGCTTCCCCGTTTGTTAACTCGTGATTTCTTCGCAAAAGAAAATGCCGCTTTCTTCTCTACCGTTTCCGGTGCTGCAACTGGTTCTACCACTACTACTGCTTCTGCTGATTTGGGTAAGATTATCCAGTTGATTGGTAACCTGCGTGCAGGTGATTTCAGTGCATCTGTTGTATTCGTATCTAACGCACAATGGGCTATTTTACTGAACGAATCATTTACCAATGGTTACTACATGGGCGCAGGTGGTTTGACATTAGCTCAGAACGGTTCTTTGAACATTGCCGGTGTGCCTATCGTAGGTTGTAACTGGGTGCCTAATGACCGTGCATTCCTGATAGACAATAGCTTCCTCGAAAGAGTAGAGGTGAACGGTGTAAACATTGAATTGAGTTACGAAGATCAAAATAACTTCGTTACCAACATGGTTACTGCCCGGATTGAGTGTTATGAGGCCATCAACTTGATGCTTCCTAACTCCGCTATCTTCGCTACTATCTAACATCAATGAGGGGGGTGGGATTCCATCCCCCTTATTATTAGCATGAAAAAGCGTGAACGAAAACCATCGAAAAATGCGTGTCTTGTGGCACGTGCAGCAATATCTCCCAAAGGCGAAGTCAGGATCGGAATGGAACGCACACGAAATCAACAAATGGTTAATGGAGCGTGGCCATCTCGTCAAGGTCATGACATCCGCAATGAACAATGAGTACTACGAGTACGAAGGAATACCCGTTTTTAATCGCTCACATGATTGGTACTTTCACCATGATTGGGCAGATGTAATTTTCACTCAATTAGATTTTGCAGCAGATGTAGCAGAGGACTGCAAAAAAACAAAGAAGCCGGCCGTTTGGTTTGCTCACAATACCTTTAACTATATTTCCGTTAGGCGGAATCAGCATATAAACGTTGTGTATAATTCCCATTGGGGAAGTGAACATGGCAAATATCCCAACAATTCATTCATCCTTCAACCACCGGTGAATATTGACCATTATATGGTTGAAAGGGGGGAAGAAATAACGCTAATCAATCTCAATCGAAATAAAGGGGCGGAACTATTCTACCAGGTGGCACAAATGATGCCGGAATACAAGTTCCTCGCAGTACAGGGTGGCTATGGTGAACAGATATACAAGGACTTGCCGAATGTTACCTACATGGTCAATCAACCGGATATACGCAACGCATACAGGCGAACAAAGATACTTTTGATGCCTTCGCAGTATGAGAGTTGGGGCAGAACGGCAACCGAAGCAATGGCATCGGGGATTCCTTGCATTGTAAGTGATTTACCTGCATTACGGGAGAATTGTGGCGATGCAGGGATATATTGCAGTCCTGACCGGCCGCATCAATGGGTGAACGCTATTAAAAATGTGGTGAATAATTACGAACTTTGCAGTAGGGCGGCATTTGACAGAGCAGAGCAGTTAAGGCCGCATGACAAATTAATAAACTTTGAACAATGGGTAACTACTCTTATACGATAGATTCGCAAATAACGGAAGTAAGCTATGCGGAGCCGGTAACGCTTGCAGAAGCGAAACTATACATTAG